GCTATAAAACTTTAGGGATTGGACATCTTTGTCAACCTAACGACCCCGAGTATGCTTGGGAAGTAGGAACTAAAGTATCTCAAGAAGTTGTTGATATGTATTATGAACAAGACTTTGAAAAACATTATCAAGAAACTATACATGTCTTTGGTAGCGAGGAAGACTTTGAAAACTTACCAGAACCTATACAAAGAGTATTAGTTAATATGTGTTTTAATTTAGGTGGTACTAGATTATCTAAATTTAGAAATATGTTAAGAGCTTGTAGAGAACATAACTGGGATGAGATGGCTAGACAAATGGAAGATAGTCGTTGGTTTGGACAAGTAGGTAGAAGAAGTATTGAATTACAAAAGATAGTATTAGAATGCTGCTCTACCTAGAAACAGATTTAGATAATGCGTATAGGTTAGATTGTAAAGCTAGAACTAAAGCAAATCAACCTTGGATATTAAGAGAACAATTTAGAAGTTTATATGAAGATTTAATTAATCTACATTTAACTAAAGCAGAACAGGAGAATATATTAGTAGATGATGTACCTGAATGGGTGCTTAATTCTATTGATGCAATGTTAGAGGCAACCTTAACTTTAGAGAGAGAATAATATGAAAAATATGTTAAAAAATGTAATAGGAGCTGTAGCTCCAACATTAGGTACTGCCCTTGGTGGTCCTATGGGTGGTATGGCAGCTAATATGATAGCTGATGTGTTAGGAGTTCCTAATACCCCAAAGGCTATAGAGAAAGCTGTAGCTGAAGCAACTCCAGAACAGATGTTAGAACTTAAAAAAGCTGAACAAGCTTTTGAAGTTCAAATGAAAGAACTTGAAGTAGATGTATTTAAACTAGAAGTTGCTGATACTCAAGATGCTCGTGGTAAATTTGGTAAAGATTGGACTGCTCGTATAATGGGTATTGCTACTTTAGGTGGTTTTCTTGGTTATATATTCTTAGTAACCCTTCAACCACCAGAACAAAACAGCGAAGCATTAATTAATTTAGTATTAGGTTATCTTGGTGGTTTAGCTAGTGCTGTTATTAGTTTTTACTTTGGAGCTTCAAACGCACAAAATAAATAAAAAGACACAAAATAAAAGGAGATAAAATGTTGTCAAGAGGGAAAATAAATAGAGATTTTTTTGGACCATTACTTATATTAGCTTTAATGGGAATGTCGTTTGCTGCAAGTGCAGATGACTGTGATGCTGGTACACAGTATTGTGAAGACAATAATTTAACTACTACTAATACTACAACTACTACAAATACTAATACCAATAATAATACTAATAATAATACAAATACCAATACAAATACTAATACGAATACAAATACGAATACTAATACTAACACCAATAATAATACTAATGTTAATACATCAACTAACACAAATAACAATACTAATACTTCCACATCTACTAGTACTAATACCAATAATAACAATAATGTTAATACATCTACATCTACATCTAACTCTACTGTAAACTCTACAGTAAATCAGAATGTAAATAACAACAGTAATTCTACTAGTAATAATACTAATACTAATAACAATACAAATATTAATCAATCTACTTCAGATTCTAATGTTACTACTAATAATACTAATAACAATAATAACAATACAACATCTGATAATACTAATAGAAATATTAACGAGTCTAACTCAACACAAACAATTAAACAAGAAATAAAAAGTAAAGCTCCTCCTGCTTCTGCTATCGCACCTAGTATTATGTCTTACTCTCAAGACCTTTGTACTGTAGGTCGTTCTGGTGCTTATCAAGGACAAGTATTTGGTTTCTCTACAGGTCGGACAGTTACTGATACTAATTGTGAACGATTAAAACTTTCCAAGTATCTTTACGATACCGGTATGAAAGTAGCTTCAGTTTCAATATTATGTCAAGACCCTAGAGTTTTTAAAGCTATGGAAATGGCTGGAACACCTTGTCCTTATGAAGGTAAAATAGGTAAAGAAGCTGCTGAAATGTGGTTAGTTAATGTTGAAGATAGACCTGATAAAAAAGTATATAAAAAGAAATTAAAAAGAAAAGCAAAAGAAGATAAAGCTGAAACTAAAAAACAAGCAGAGCTTTTTATAGAACAATGTACTCACGACAAAAATCCTAACAGAGATAATATAAATAAAGATGTAGCTGGGTTAGTAAAAAAAACCTACACAGCTAAAACCAAAACTAACAGGCAATGCAAAAAAGAATTTTATGCTACGCAGTAGCGTGTCTTTTAAGTCTTAATGTCTTTAGTCAGTATATCTACGAAGGCAATCAATCTTTAATAGACCTTACCAATCAATCAGGTACAACCAATCTAAACTCTGGAGATGATAGAGTTTCTAATGTTTTTAATTTAGGGTTTAACTTTGATTTTTATAATCAAACCTTTAGCTCTGCTAGAATGGCTACCAATGGTTGTCTTCATTTTAAAACTTCAGGTGCTTACTGCTCCGATTTTACACCAGACCCTTTATCAAATCAGTATACTTATACTATGTTACCTTTTTGGACTGACTTAATACGAGATAATGGTTCAAAGATGTTAGCTAAAAATTTTAATGATATGACAGTTTTTGGTTGGTATAATATGCGTGAATATAATCGTGCATCTGATAACAGTTTTGAAGTTATACTTTGGACTAACAATACTTTTGAGTATAGATATGGTGCATTAGATATAATTAATCACGATGTTTTAATTGGTGAAGTAGGTAGTGGTAGCTCTGAAATATATCAATATTTATTTCACGATGAATGTAATACAGGCTCTACTAACTCTAGTAGTTGTGTAAATACTAACTGGAACGACACATCATTTAATGATATGTTAGAGAATGGTGGTTCGTTATATGGTTCTGGTAGTGGTAATAATATTGATTGTAGTAATCCTCTAAACAATTCAAGCTGTTCTGGTTATGCAGCAGCTTATCAAGCACAACAATGTGATATAGACCAGTTATATTCTGAATCATGTCCTTACTACTGGGATGCTTATGATGACCTTCAATGTGATTTAGACCCACAGTATGCTCCATTCTGTCAAGGTTATAGCCAAGAAAATTCAGTAGCTTATTTTGAAGAAGAATTTGATTATGGTTATCAAGAAGAGTATGACATGTATGACACTTTTGAAGAACCTGAAATCTTTGAAGAGTTTGTATTTGAATTTGAGTATGATTTTTTTGAAGAGCCTGAATTAATATTTACAGAAGAAATAATCTTTGAACAACTACAACCACTTGATGAATTTATAGAACCTCTTCCATTTATACGAGAAGAAGAAATCTTTTTACCTATTGAAGATTTAATGATTGAGGAGTTTGTATTTCAAGAAACATTTATTGAAGAAATGGAGGAGTGGTTTGAGGAAGAAGCAATTATTGAAGAAGAACTTGCGTATGCAGAGGAGTCGGAGGAAGAACTTATTGAGGAACTTATTGAGGAAGAGGAAGAAGTTATAGAAGAAGAAATACAAGAAGATGAAGAACTAGTTATTGCTGAAGAAGCATCTGAAGGTAAGAGTTCAATAAGTAGAGAAATGGCATTAAACATTATCTCTTCTACTTTAAACACAGCTCAAGCTAGTGTTAGTGGTACTACATCAGGCAACTCTATACACTCTACAGGTGGCACGACAGGAGCTTCTAGCGTATCATCATCTAATTCTGGTGGTGTAAGCACTAGTAATTCGCCTAGTATATCAGAACAATTTACATCTTCTACTGCACAAAACAATCAAGTGTTAGCTATGAGTTCTAATATTACAAGCTCTACTAGTGTTGAAGCTGAAACAGTTGAAACAACGAGTGTCGCAGTTGATACAACATCTACTCAAACTTTACAAAGTCAAATAGATGTGTCAGTTTCTACAGATTCATCAGCCACAGAAGTTGAACAAACTGTAGCTAATGTTATAGCTCAAAACTTACAAGATGCTCAAGATGATGTTGAAGCTAAACAAGAAGAAACAGGTGAGTATGGGTCAGAGAATACTATTATAGCTTACATGGGATTTGTTCCTAACTTTAATAAGTATAGATTAGTTACACTACCGGACCAAGATATATGGTATAAGTCTACAGATATTTATGCTAACAACATGTTGTCAGATAACATTGAAGGCTTTTACCAAATGGCAAATCAGAGTTTAGAAACCCTGATTGAAATAAGAAAATTACAACCAAAATTATAGGAGAATATTATGGATTGGTTACAAAATAAAACAACACAGTTTATTGCGTTGATGGGTATAATTGGAACTCTTGCAGGGTTTGGATATCAAGGAGCAGAGTATGTTAATAGATTAGAAAATCTTGAAGCTGCTGTTGGTGGTATTGCAGATACTGAAGATGCTCAAAATATAATTGAAGAAAGGTTTGGTAAGATAGAAACATCAGTTCAATTTTTAGAAAAAGAAATAGATAATATATCTATTCCTGATGTAACTGAAATTAAAACCGACATTGCTACAATTAAAGCAGACCTTGAAACTTTAGCTAGAGATATATCTAAACTAGAAAGTGGTAACCCTTTAGCTGGTTAAATGAAAAAAGAAACAGAAAAGAAAATACTTCAAGCAACTAATCTTTCTCCGAGTGAAGATTGGCTAGAAAGAATTGTAGAAGTACACCCCATGAAACAAGTAGCTATTATGTCTGTTGTACAAATTAGTGTATTTATGTTTATGTTACTATCTTTTTACCTAATAGACTTGACAAATTTGAAATAAGCACTATAATATAAGAAGAGTGTGCGAAAGGTCGGCACTCATAAACTTGCTTTATATAAGGAGTTAATATGACAAACATAAAAGCATTTGGGCAATTCAGTCCGTTCTCGGTAGGGTTTGATGATATCTTTAATACATTACACAGAGCATCAATACCTCAATCAAACTATCCACCTTACAATATAATTAAAAAAGGTGACACATATCATATTGAAATGGCAATGGCAGGATTTAATAAGTCTGATATTGAAATTGAAATAGAAGATAATACTTTAACTATATCTGCGAAACATAAAAGCAAAGAAGATGATGTAGAATTTATTCATAAAGGAATTTCTGAAAGAGAATTTTATAAATCTTTTGCTCTAGCAGAGTATGTTGAAGTTAAAAAAGCTAAAATGTCTGATGGTATTTTACTAATTGAATTAGAAAAAAACATTCCAGATGAA